AGGGAGCTTGCTTTGCGCCGGATATCTTTGCCGACACCGTGCTGGATAGCACCAACGGCATCAAGAACTTTGCCAATGCCAATGCGGTGGACTGGGACCGTCTGGCGTTAGCCAAGCGTTTCTGCAAGAACAACGGGCTGGGTTGTCAGCTGTTCATGGATGGCGTGATCGCTGACCGGCGTGGATGGCGTGAGTTCTGGGTGGAGGCGGCGCCGTTCAGCCTGCTGGAGTTTGCGCGGCTGAATGGCAAGGAGACGCTAGTGCCTGCGTTGCCTGTCACGCCTGACGGGAAGGCCACCACCAGCTTGACGATCTCGGCTCTGTTTAACGAGGCCAACATCCTCGAAGACAGCTATCGCGAGGAGTATCTGGACTATGGGGATAACACCAAGGACTTGGTAGCGACGGTGATCTATCGGGAGGTGGCAGAGCCTGATGAGGTGTTTGCACGGAATACCAGCACCACGCTGTGCTTGAAGGACACCGACGACGGCGATGCGGTATGGCAGACCTTTGACCTGTCGGATTGGGTGAGCCAGCGCAAGCAGGCGGAGCTATACGGGCGGATGCTATGCCAACAGCGGCGGCACGTTCACCGCACGATCGAGTTCAGGACAGTGCCAACCGATAGCCCTGTGCAGCCTGGCGCTTATATCTATGTAGACATCGGCCTGAAGCGCTGGGACTCGGTGCGCACCGGCGTGGTGCAGGCAAACGGGGCGCTGGATCTGCCGCTAGACGTGGCGATTGTGGATGGCGTCTACACGGTGATGACCTACAACAGCCAGAGCGATCCGCAGGTGCATAGCGGCATCACGATTGCCAATGGCGTGGCGACCAACCTCAATGCAACGCCTGGCAGCCTGTTTGTGTTGGGCAATAGCAGCGACGCTAAGCGCGTCTTTCGCGTCACGGATGTGTCAATGAATGAGGAGGCAGAGATCACGGTGCGCGGCGTGGAACACCCATGCGTCATTAACGGGGGCTCTGCCGTCAGCCTTGTGGCTGATTTAAGCGATGGGTTGTTCAGGACCATCGGCGTAGACTGAACTATGAGCTTTTACAGCGGACGCCACGGCAGCCTGCAACACCTCGGCAAGCCCGTTGCGAAGGTGGCGGATTGGCGGCTGACGGTTGATCAGGATCTGCTGCCGACAACCAAGATCGACGCTTATGCCGAAAGCCATGTGCCCGGTCGGCGCACTGCTACCGGCACAGCGCGGTTGTTTTATTACCGCCTTGGCGTGCGTGAGCAACGGGCTTACACGGAGTTCACCGCACTGCTGCAGAAGGTTGTGCGCAGTGGGATGCCAAGCGATAGCGACCGTGTAGAGCTGACGCTGGCGGTTGGTGGAGTAGGCGATCAGATCAGGCTGAACGCTTATCTAACCAGTGTGTCAATGGGGTCTACCAGTGGCGAGGTGGCGTCTGTTGATGTCAGCTTCACAATGGATGGCGACTTGCTGCAGGGGGTAAGACCGTGATTATTACGGGTGAAGACGGCTGCGTTCAGTTGCGGCGGCGCACTGGTCAGCCGCTACATACAACGATCACTCCATCGGATATTAATACGGTGCTAAATCGTTTCGGCTTTGCCGGTGACGATTCCAACGTGTTAACAGGTGATCGTATTGAGATCTCCACCCAAGACCCTCGGGGGTTGGTCTTCTTGCCTGGGGGCTGGTGGGAAGACGGCACTGTTCACCATAGCGCGATGTTCTACGTGCATGTGAATGCAATGGGCGGTATGCGGGTCTTCCGCACCTTTGCTGAAGCGATTAATAACACCAGAAGTGACGGGTTCCCGTTGGCAGACTTCACGGGTGATCCGCTGCCCGTTTCGATTGAAGTGCGTGATACCGGGTCGCACCCGCTCGCAGGCATTGCGGGCTATACGTTTAATACAGATCGCAGCGCGGTTGATGTTACGTCGCTCGGCGATCTGTTTACTGAGCAGTTCAGTGCAGGCAACCTTTCAGGTAGCGGCACTCTTGACTGCTTCTTCAAAGTTGAAGATGGGTTGTGCGCGGTATCAGGGCAGGAAGACCGAGAGCTATCCATGATTTTGCCGCAGCTGCTATTGCGTGCAGATCTTGGCGGTGAGTTCGATGCGGTGTTCACAATCGCCACGCCAAGGCCGGATACTCCGATTGCTTACGAAGTGAGGGGGATGATTACCCGCTCAGCCATTACGGTGCGTCCTGGGGTTGCTGTAGAGCTTGCGATTGACTTCGTGACGACTGGCGAGTTTTCATTGCGGTTAGGCGAGCTAAGCGGCTACATCCTGAAAGAGGACTACGACCGTATCGCCAGAGAGCAAGACCTTGACTTCCTGCTGAAAGAGCCGACCGACTAACCTGAGGGGAGCCCTAATCGTGATTCGGTAGCTGTGGCAGACACCAGGATCTCAGCTCTGACGCGCCTGCCTGAGGCTGGGGTGTCACCTACTGACCTGCTACCGATCGCTGATTTATCAGCATCGGAGACCAAGGCGATCACCGCCAAGGATCTGCTGGAAGGCGTTGTTGTCAATATGGATGCAGGGTCCATCCCTGTAGGCAAGATTGATTTTACTGCTGGCGTCGCTGGCAGCAGTATCAACATCACGCAGGGTGACGTTGTACTGGGGCGCATCGCAGGCGCTGGCAAGGCAGAAGAGATTGCTTGTACAGCAGCGGGACGTGCCTTGCTGGCTGGCATAGATGCAGCAGCACAACAGGCAGCATTGGGGCTCGGCACCCTTGCGCTACGTAGCGGTAGCTGGGTGGATGGCTCCAGCTTTAGCGGCACTAGCAGCGGCACCAATACCGGTGATCAGACGATCACGCTGACCGGCCCGGTCACGGGTAGCGGCACCGGCACCTTTGCCACTTCGCTTGCGGTGGGTGGGGTCACGACTACAGCGTTAGCTGATGGCAGCGTGACCACGGCAAAGCTTGCAGATGGCAGCGTTACAGCGGACAAGCTGGGCGATCAGTCCGTCACGCTTGTACTGACCAGTTCGCCTGCAGGAGCGGGCGCCTTCATTGGCCAGTCAGCGTTTAATACGGTCAATGGATACAGCTATACCTATACCTCAACCGGTTGGGTGTTGGACTCTGGGGTCCAGTCGATTTCTATTACCGACACTGGCACTCCGCTAAGCGTTGCGGTGTCGGGCAGTGAAGCTCTTGTCGTCAACGTCGATCTAGATACGCAGGCTGCTGGCACGGTATGGGCGGGGCCTACTGCAGGCGCTGCTGCCAAGCCAACCTTCCGCGCCTTGGTTAGCACTGATCTACCAGTTGCGACTGGTAGCGCCCCAGGTGCTTTAAAGCCAGGGGTTGGTTTAGCTGTTGATGCAACCGGCAAGCTTGATATCCAGCCCGCAACGTCCAGCGTGCTGGGTGGCGTGTCGGTACAGGGTCCGCAGCTCACGGTTAATGCTGCTGGGGTATTAAGCCACGGGGTAAGCGGTGTTACTGCTGGCAGCTACGCCAAGGTGACAGTGGACGCGCTGGGGCACGTCACGCAAGGTGCAGCGCAACTACAGGCAGCAGATATTGGCAGCGTTGACGCCAGCACAATTACAAGCGGCCTGTTGCCGTCGGTCGTCATTGGCAACAAAACGATCACTGCAGAGAAATTGGCGGATTACGCCACTTCCTATATCCAGGACACGGTGCCGCCGACGCTGGGTAACACGATCGGCCGCTTGTGGCTGAATCCGCTGGCGCAGCAGATTCGGATGTGGGACGGCAACGTCTGGGTGCCGATTGGCGTAGGGGCGCTATCTGAGCAAAACCTGCGCTTCTGCGGTCTGTTTAATGCAAGTGACGGCAAGATCACAATTCTGACTCAGTTTGGCCGCGACGCTGGGTATAAGGTTGGCGATGTTATCCCGGCCGCAACAGATCAGCTAACGGGCTCTTACTTCGTTGCTGATACAGCAGGTAACGGCACTGCCGTAACTGTTGGCGTGACATTTGACCCAGGCGACTGGATTGTTTGCCTTGGTGTCGCGCAAGGTTGGGCGCGAATTGACACGCTTGGTGGTGGTGGCGGTGGTGGCGGTGCTTCCACGCTTGATGGGCTGCTTGATGTGGAAGCCCCAAGCCCTAGCGCAGGGCAGGCATTGCAGTACGACGGGACGGAGTGGAAGCCTGTTACACCGCCTGATGCCAGCACAACGGTTAAGGGTCGCATTGAGCTAGCGACTCAGGCTGAGGTGGATGCTGGCACCGACGCAGTGCGAGCGGTGACACCAGCGACGCTGAAGCAATACGTCGACACTGCTAGCCCTGCACCTGCTGATGCCAGCACAACGGTTAAAGGCATTATTCAGCTAGCTACCGCTGCTGAGGTGTTGGCTGGTACAGATGCGCTGAAGGCGGTGACGCCTAAGGAGGCCAAGGATCACTACCTTGCCAAGAACATTGCATTGCTAGCTGCTCTGCCTTAACCACAGCTACGCCGTTTCCACCCTGCATCTTTTGTCATGAGCCCTGTTCAGTCCACCGATTTACTGCTGATTAACCGCACTGGCGTTGATTACAAGGCGCCGCTGTCGCAGGTCAAGGATGGAGTGCTGGGGAGCCATGTAATCCAGAGCGCTACGCCGCCGACACTGGCAACGCACCCTGACATTGTGAACGGCACGATCTGGGTGGACACCAGCCAGAGCCCGCCTGTTATCAACGTGTGGGACTCAACGGCTAACGGTGGAGCAGGCGGGTGGGAAGAGATGACAGGTGGGGCGCCAAAGCCTGTTAACCCTGCACCGACTGATTTTGCTGCAAACCCGGCCTTTGTTAGCGGCACGGGGACACAGGCTGACCCGTTCATTATCACCCCGTCAACGGTTGCAGCGCCTGGCGGGACTGTGCAGTCAGCGCAACAGCTGACGCTGACCGGGCAGAAAGAAGGTGCCGCCATTAACTGGGTTGATAACTCAGTTGGTGTTGGCAACCGCTTCCAGCAGGCGGGTGGGGCGGTGCCGGCAGGTGGCACGGTCAACCTGCGGCTGAGCTACCTGGACACCCCTAACTCAACAGCAGACCAGAACTACACGGGCAACCTACAGCTAGGAACGACCTACTTCAAGTGGGTTGTGACGCAGCAAGTGATCCCCGCGCTTGCGGCCAACGCGACAACGCAGATCGCTGGTGTCACTGAAACTGGTGCGGCCCTGACAGCTACGGCAGGGACAGCCACAGGCGGTACAGCCCCCATCACCTATGCCACCAAGTGGCAGGTGAGTGCTGACGGTGCCACTGGCTGGACAGATACAGGCACCACTGGCCTGTCGTACACGATTCAGGCAGGGGATCTGAATAAGTACCTCCGTGCTGTGACGACTGCGACGGACTCGACTGCGCCCACAGCGCAAACGCTTGAACTGCCATCTGCTTCGTCAGCCAAGGTCACTGCGCCTGTTGCAGTGACGCTTGGCTGGAACGCGGATACCGATGTTTACACCAGGGATCCTGCTGCCAACAGGATCATCGACGTTCACGCTCGCATTCGCCGCTGTCTGCTCACCAATGCAGGCGTGGCCACGTACCTGGACGCTGATGACAGCACCAAGCTGGCCGGTGACTGGTTGCGGCTATGCGAGACAGCTGAGCTGAACACGGCCTATACGGGCACCTTCGGGGCAGAGGTGGCCAACCTTGCGCTGCGGGCGTCTGCCCCTGCTTGGGCTGCAGGCACGTACACCAAGGGCCAGCGTGTCATCAGCGGCGGCAGCGTCTGGGAGTGCATTGCTGCCAGCACAACGGCAACACCAGCTGCTGGCACTGCAGCGGCAACGCTGACAGGCGCCACTGCTCAGGTGATGGTTGAGATCCCGCGATTCAGCGTTTGGCATGAGACGGCAGCAGCGGGCAGCTACAAGCAGCACACGTTCCACCTGACACGTGGCACCAAGGTG